GGTGGTGGTGGTGATGGAAATAATGGTACATCTATATTACCTAATATTCCTACAACAGTAACTCCTCCTTCTCAAGATTCTATGGTCAATCAATACTTTGCTAATCAACCAACATCAGGTTCAGGGTTAAGTTCTGATTTGCAAACTAGCTATAATAATGCTAAAAATAACATCAGTAGTATATTAGGTACAAATCAACAGTTTGGCTACTCAGCACAGCCTTATGGCTTATTAAGTAGTACAAATATGGCAGACAACCCTTTCAATATACCATACTTACAACAAAGAGGATTAATATAATGGCAAAGACACTTTTAGAAAGATTAGAAGATTTTAAAGGATTATTAAATACACCTTTATCACAAAAACAAAGTGGACTTTTAGATAATATACCTCAAGGTGCTATATTAGGTTCTTCAATATTTAGTCAAGGTATTCAAGGTAAAGATCCTTTCTCTGCACTACTTCCTGCTGTAACTCAAACAGCACAATTACAAAAATTAATGACTCCTAAAAAGTCTTTTAGACAATTAACTGATGCTGAAAAACAATCCAGAGGATTACCACTTGATAAACAATTTCAAGTTGGTGCAGATAATAAAGTTATACAAATAGGAGGATCAGCACCAAGATTAACTGTAAATACTCCTGCACCTGAAACTGCTGAAGAAAGAGCAGTAGGTCAAGTCTTTGGTGAAGAATTTAAAGAAATTAATAAAGCTGGAAATTTAGCAAATGTTAATGACCAAAAATTAGAAGTTTTAATGAATTTAACACAAAGTGAAAATTTAAATTCTGGAAAATTTGGTGATTTAAGAACAGAAGTACAAAAATTTGCTGAAGAATTTGGTTTTGATCCAAAATTACAAGACGTAACTATTGCAGAGGTAGTAGGTGGTGTATCAGGTGGTTTAGTTTTAGATGGATTACAAGCCTTTCCTGGTTCTATTTCAAATGGAGAAAGAGATTTTGTAAAAAGTATAACAGCAGGTATGACTACCACTAAAGAAGGTAATAAATATTTATTACAAATTAATAAAAGACAAAATGAATTAGCAAAAGAATACAGCAATGTTGCTAATGATTGGATTAGTAGAAATAAAGGTTTATCTAAAAATGATAAAGAATTAGGTTCATGGGGATCTTACAAAAAAAAATGGCATGAAGCTAATCCACTAATTAATCCAGAAATGAAAACAAAATTAACAGATTTATCTAAAACAGTTGATACAGAATTTTCTAATAATATAGTTACTAGAAAAAATGGAAAAAAATATGTCTATATAAATGGTGGCTATGAAGAACTAACTTATTAAGGTTAATATGGCAGTAACTGATCCAAAATTAATTAAAGAACTAGACGAACTAAGATTAAAAAATGTTGGCTCTAATATTAAAAGTAGTGGAGAAACAGTTGATGATCCAGATTTAATTAAAGAGCTAGATGATATAAGACTTCAAAATACTTTTAAAGGTAAAATAACAAAAACATCTAATGCTGTAGCTGATTTTTTTTCAGGTACTAAAAAAACAGAATTTCCTGATATGCCAGAAATAGGAGAATATACTGGAGAAGGTGCTGCTATGTCTGCGTTAGGTTTATTAATAACTCCTAATCAAAAATCTCAAGCACAAATAATTCAATCACAAGTTCCAGATTCAAAAATATTTAAAGATAGATTTGACAATATCATTGTTACTATGCCAGATGGTAAGAATTTTTATCTTAATAAACCAGGTGCTTCTCAACAAGATGTTTTACAAACTACTTCACAAATACTAGCTTATATTCCTGGTTACTCTTGGGCAATGAAAAAAGCAGGTAAATCTTATTTTAAAAAAGCTATGCTTTCAGGTGTTGCAGGTGGAACTACATCTTTAGCTCAAGATATTGCAACAATGCCTTTAGGTAATGAAGAAATAGATGTAACAAGAGCAGCTATATCTTCAGCAGTTCCTATAGTATTTGAGGGTGTTGTTAGTCCAGTAGTAGGTGGAGTATGGAAAAAACTTATGGGTAATCCAAGTTTTACAAAAACAATTACAAAATTAGAAAATGGAAAAGAAGTTAAACAACTTGTTTTAAATAAAAGAGGTGAAAAAGCAGCAGAGGCAGCAGGAATAGATGTAACAAAAGTTAATGAAAAATTTATAAAAGAATTTACAGAAAAATTATCACAAGGTGAATCACCAGCGATTGCTGGATCACAAGCAGGTGCAGGTAAATTTGAATTTAATCTTTCAAGAGCTCAAGCAGCAGGAGATGAGGAAGGTATTGCTTTATTATTTGAAGCAGCTAAAGGTAGTTATGGTAAAGAACCTCAAATTCAAGCACAAGCATTTTTAAAACAACAAGGTATTGATATAGAAAATTCAGCTTCAAATATTATAAAAAGATTTGATAAAGGAGAATTTAACATAGAAACAATTGAAGAAGCTGGTCAAAATATAATTCAAGGTTTAGAAAAAAGATTTACTACTGCATCAAATAATGTTGAAACAGCTTATAATTTTATAGATAAAGATGGTGTGTTTCAAGCTACTAATAGTAATATAGATGAACTTACTGCATCAGTTACCAAAGGAATTAATAGTAAGACAGGTATAATTGATAAAGAACTTACTCCAGCAACTATAAAAGCTCAAAAAGTAATTAAAGATTTTGTTAAAAAATATAAACCAAAAAAACCACCTAAAGATGGTAAAAAAATAAAAAAAATAAAACCTGCTACTTTTAATGAATTTATAATTATGAAAAGAAAATTAAGTTCTATATATAAAGCAGGATCTAATAATACAGATAGAGCTGGTGTTAATGCTGTTATTAAAGAATGGACAAAATTTGTAGATGATAATGTTGATAATATTTTATTTAGTCCTGATAAAGGTGGTGTTGAAGCTCTTAAAAAAGCAAACAAATTAGCTAGTGAAAAATTTAAATTATTTGATGTTAATGATATTAAAGTAAATGGATTAAAAATTAATGATAAAGCTGGTAAGGTTGTTATGAAAATATTAAATGATCCAGATATAACTCCAAATAAAACAATTGATTATATTTTTGGTAGAGCAAATTTAGGAAAATCAAGTGATTCTATGTCTATAATAAAAAGATTAAAAACTGTATTTGGTGTAGAAGGTAAAGAATTACAAAAACAAGCATCAAAAAATAAAGACTTTCAATCATTAAGAACAGCTTCTTGGGAAAAATTAGTTAGAGATTCAAGTAAAAATGGTAAATTTAGTTCTCAATCTTTTTATAATAATTGGAAAACTTTAAAACAAAAAAACAAAGATTTACTTGACGAACTATTTGAACCAAAAGAAATAAAATTAATAGATGAATTTGCTGATGAAGTACAAAAAACTTTTAAAGGAAGTTTGGTAAATGCTTCTAATACAGCATCTGCTATGTCAAGAATTATACAACAAGTAGGCAGAGGTCTAGGTGGAATTTTAGGATTTAAGTTTGCAAATATTCAAGGTTTATTAGTTTTTAGAGGTGCATTTGATAGAGCAAGAGATATTATTTCACAAAAATCAGCAGCTGGTTTAGTAAATAAAGAATTAGCACCTTTATTTGGATCTACTGCTAGTCCTAGAATATCAGCTCCATTAACTGTTGGTGCTAATGCGTTAGCTGAAAGATATAGAATAAGAAATGCTCCACAGTTACCACAAGGTTTAGCAAACAGATATAGTAGATATTAATTATGCCAAGAAAATCTGCAACAGAAGTAAAGATTGATTTTTTAGTTAAAGAAATAAGGGAACTAAGGCATGAAACAAAATCACTTAGAGCAGATATAAACAAGGGAAAAGGTGCTATATGGATTTTAATAGCTATAGCAGGGATACTAACAAGCGGATATAATTACTTTATAAAGTAACATCTTGAAATCAGATAAACAAATAATCTCTGATAGACAAAAGAAAACATCAATCAAAGGAACTGTAGGCGAATACGAATCTATTGCTAGACTCACTAAACAAGGCTATTATGTCGCCAAAAGCTGTAATCCTGCTTGTCCTTTTGATATTGTTATCGTTGATAAAAATGGTAAAATACAGTTAATAGACATAAAAACAATTACCTATTACAAAAATAAAAAAGGTAAAAGTCTTAAAGATAAGCCTAAAGGCTCATATAAAATTCACAGAAGTCCTACCAAAGAACAAAAAAGGTTAGGCATAAAGTTAATGATGGTAGATTATGATTGATAATTTTTTTTATAGATTGTTTGAAATAGTAGATAATTTTATGGGTTATGTATTTGATAGGTTTATTTCAGATGCACCTAAAAAGAAAAAGAATATAAATGTTAAATCTCCAGACAATAGAATGAACTTTCCAAAGGATTAAAAAATGATTAAAAACTTTAAAGATATTGTAATTCTATTAATAACAAGTGGTGTCTTAATACTTCTTGGTGTCATCATCATAGGAGATTATTGGGTAGCACTAGAAGAAAATAGACCTGTAGATGAATCTGTAATTACATTAATGAAGATGTCAGTTACAGGATTGATAGGTGTTATAGGTGGCTACATAGGTGGTAGCAAATGAGAGATACAAAAATTTTAGATAAATTTACTAAGGATAGTCAAAAGAAATGGAAAGAAATGCAACTATTTATAAATCTAAAAAAAGAAGTAAATCATGGTGCAAATGGCACTAAAGAATATGTAATTAAAAAAGGTATTAACAAAGGTAAAATAGCTAAATGAATGTTTCAGATTTACTTAAAAAGAACTTTGTATTAGTGCCTGTTATAGCATCTATTATAGTTGGTACATTTACAGGAGTTAAATACATTGTAAGCCTAACTGAAACTATTAATAAAAATAAAGCAGATATTACTACAATAAACGATACTCATCTTTATAATTTTAAAACTTACATTGCCAGAATACAAGAAAATCAAAATCATTTACTATTAAATATAGAAAAAAATAAAGGTAATACTATTGTTACAAATGATAAACTTCAAAGACTTGAAGAAAAAATTAAACAATTAGAAATAGATTTTAAAAACTTATTAATAAAAAGAAGTAATTAATATGGAGTGTGTTAGGATGGATTATAGATTTACAGCCATACTTATTATTATGATATGTCTATTAACTTTTTTTGGATCACCACAATGAAATATTTAATTATATTTATTTTGACAGCAGGGTGTGTAAAGAGTGAACATGATTTTATAACTGCTCCTCCTGGTTTAACTTCTGCAATATATGAACAACTAATAAAGATAGAAAATGACCAGAAAAACTAATACAGCCTTAATTGCATTACTTGGTACAATATTAATGGGTTTAGCTACTTGGACTTTAGTTACACTTATAGAACTTCAATTAACAGTAACTATGATTCAATCTGATTTAATGAGCATTGACAAGCAATTTGGAAGGGTTTACAATTTCATAGACTCAGTTAGAGGTAATTAAATTATGTGGTTAAATATAGCAGCTAAATTAGTTCCAGGAATGATTAAGACAGGAATGTCTATTGCATCTAATAGAAGAAAAACAAAAGAATTAGAGTCTGTTGCAGAATTAAAGTTGGCTGAACGAATGGCTAGTGGTGAGGTTGAGTTTAAAAGAGCTGTTATTGATAGTCATAAAGGCGATTGGAAAGATGAATTTTGCCTTATATTAATTTCTATCCCTCTGCTTTTATTGGCATGGTCAGTCTTTAGTGATGATCCTAATATACAAGCAAAGATAGATATATTTTTTGATAAATTTTCAAATCTTCCAATGTTTTATCAAGCTCTTGTAGTTGGAGCATTTTCAACAATTCTAGGTATTAAAGGTGTTTCTACATTTAAAAAGAAATAATGTCAGACAGTTTAGAAATAATAAACGAATATAAGGAACAGGTTAGAATATTAAAGCAAGAGGTAGCAGAGCTTCAAGATTCTTCCAAGTCCAAAGATAGTGCCAATAAAAGGTGCTTACAAAAACTTGAACATCTATCTAAAGATTTAGATGATGCTAACAAAACTATTAAGGATTTAAAAGAAACAAACAAAATGATGTTGGAACACCCATAATGAAATTTATGTTAATACTTACTTTATGCTCATCTTTATATAATTCTTGCATGACACCTATGAAAATAGATCAATTATATAAATCTCATTTTAATTGTGCATTAGATGGTTATAAAATAGGTGGTGAAACTGTTAAGAACTTTGGTGAACAAAGAGTAAATGATGAGATGCTTTATGTAAGTTTTGTTTGTAAAGAGATTGAGCAAACTTAATGTGGAGTGTTATTTGGAAAAATGATAAAGGTATTTATACTGCTTTTACTAATGTTATTTTTGAAACAGAAAAAAAAGCAACAGAATTTAAAACAGCTCAAAAATCTATGCGTAAGAAACATGATTGCAGAGTAGTAGAATTTGATTATAAATATTTTAATGGAGTAAATGAAAATGAAATTGACTGATAACTTTAGCTTAAAAGAGATGACACAATCTCAAACAGCTCTTAAAAACAATATAGATAATGAACCTAATGCAGAGCAAATAGAGAACCTAAAACAACTTTGCCAGACCATCTTACAACCAATTAGAGAAGACTTTCAGCTCCCAATTAAGATTACCTCAGGATTTAGATCACCTGAATTATGTGAAATTATAGGATCTAAACCTACCTCACAACATTGTGCTAATGAATGTGCAGCAGCAGACTTTGAAATACCTGGTGTAGACAATAAAAAAGTATTTAAACATATCATTGAGAACCTACCATTTTGTCAAATTATCTTAGAGTATTATGATGAATCAGATATTAATAGTGGATGGATTCATGTGTCTTGGTCGCCAAATCCTAGAGGTCAAGCTCTTACTAAGGATAAAGAAGGCTATAAGACATGGCAATAAACAAGTCTAAAATGAAATGCAACAGACCTAAACGACAAGTTCAGGGTGGAAAAAAATTTGTAGTCAAGGCTTGTAAAGGTGGCAAAGAAAAGATAATTAGATATGGGGATGCAAATATGACTATTAAAAAGTCTAACCCTGCTAGACGAAAAAGTTTTAGAGCAAGACACAAATGTGCTACTGCTAAAGATGTATTTTCTGCTAGATATTGGTCTTGCAAAAAATGGTAACAATAGGAGATAAATTATGCCAATGGTAAATGGAAAAAAATATGCTTATACTAAAAAAGGTAAAGCAGCAGCTAAGAAAGCTAAAAAGAAAAAAAAAAGTAAGAAGAAATAATGAAAAAGGGTTATCATAAAACAAAAGATGGTAGAACTGTTAAAAAAGGTCTTTACTATTACATGAATAAAAAAAAGAAATCTGGTAAAAGCAAACCAGGTAAAGGTACTGTATCTGATAAGGCTTTGAAAAGAGCTAAGAAAACTGCTAAGAAAAATAAAAGATCATAATTGTAATTAGGTGTAGTTGCTAGTCAACTGGGTATGATGGAGGGGTAAAAGAAAACTTATGCCTAAAAAAACTTGGATTAAACCTAAAGTATTAATCATTGATATAGGAAAGTGTAAGTATTGTCATCAGGATATGACGAACCAAGAAAGTTTTGTAACTTTTTATCCTAGAGGTAAAGCTCATTATGTTTGCATGAAGAAAGCAGATGAAGATAAGACTTATGAGAATGAGTCTAAGTTTGATTGGTAAGGCAGCCATATTTCAGACTGCCTTAATATTAATTAAAGATACTTTCTATCTCTAATAAACTTTTTTATTTCAACTAATGATTTGAAATCACCTCCCACAGGTGCAAAGAACCTCATAAAGTCTAAAGATAAATCTGGTCTATATCTACAAAGAGTCCAATTTCCTAACTTAGGATAATGTTCAGACATATTGGCACTAAACTTTTCATTACCAAATGTAATATCAACACTAGTAACTTTACCAAATTTATTTTTTGTTTTTATTTTCGTCTTCATATTTTTTCCTTCCTTATTTTTTTTTATAAAGACATTATATCAAATTGAGTTTTTCAATTTTTTACAAAAAAAAACTTTTATTGAAGAATAGACGATTTAGTTTTTAGGGTGGTTCAGTTTAGGTGCGACAATTATTTGCTTATAGACTTTTCAGGTATTTTTTAATATCCCCAAAATTTCTTAGCATTATTTAAATAATCTTCGTTAGCATCATTATTCCAAAACATGTGTGTAAAGTCTGGTTGGATATAATCTTTAAGAATATTTGGATCATTACTGATCTTCATTAAGTTCTGTCTTACTTTAGCTCTTTGAATTATTCTAGGTATTCTCTTTCTAATATTCTCTGGTTTAAGTTCATCACAATTATCTGCATGATAAACTCTAAATTCTTTCTCATTGACATAACAAAGATAAACAGGAACTTCAAATACTGACCAATAAAAATCTACTTGTAATAAATTATAGGGTGAAGGTCTGTCAGGTAACTTACCTGGAAACCAAGACCTAGTACCATCTTTCTTGACAATCCCCCTTCTAGGCATCTTGCATTTATCCTCAATGATAACCTTATCCCCTTTTAAATCTATGTAACCATGAACAGGAATATTGATACCATCAAACCATTTAAAGGCTTCTATCTCTGGCTTACAAGACTCCCAACCTGGTATTGATTGATGAGCCTTATGACAATTAGCAATCATTAAAGGTACTATACTTTTATAATGACTTAACTTTTCTTGGTCATCAGGTGTAAGTGCAACTAACTTATCTAGTTTTTCTTGAACAGGAACAAACATTATTTACCTTCCTGTATTTTTTCACTTTCTATTTGAAAAGCCATATTAAATTCTTCTGCAACTACATCTAATTCTTTGTAATCATCTAAGAAATAACTCATTGGTTTTTTTAAGAACTTACTTATCTTTACCAAATTAATTAATGGTATTCGGTTCTCACCTTTTTCATATTTACCTATTTGTTGATATGTATTCTTTAGAGCTTTAGCAACTTTAGTTAATGGAACAATAGTTTCTTTACCAGTAAACTCATTAACCTTAGTTCTTCTTGCTTGTCTTAATTTTTTACCTAAATCAATATAGAATTGATTATCTTCTTCAAAGTTTTTCTTTGCTTTATGTGATAGTTTCATTGTGTTCCTTCCTTTAATTTAGAGTATAGAATCCCTTAAGTGCTTATGCAACTTTTTATATATACTTAATTAAGTATATAAAAATCTAGCATCTTTGTTCTCTGCTTCAACAATTCTTCGGAATAATTGATTGTATTCCTTAAATGCTTTCAGAGTATGTACACATTGCCTTCCCTTATCTTTAGCAGCATAAACTTTTTTATGTGCCTTATCTAGCTTATTGTACAATCTAGTATTGCTATTTTTTAAGCTCATCATTCTCCTCACCAATAAGTTTTATATTTGCACTAATAAGTTTGTTATCGGTGATACTTGCTTTTGCAAACTCACTAGGCATTTTCTGATTATGTGCTTTTTGTGTAGCATCTTCTACACTAGCACCATCAAAAATTTCTTCAAAATCAACTGCTAATTCTAAACTTGATCTTTTCAAAACTTTAACCATTTAAAATTATATTTCTGCTATAACCAGAGTAATCTCTTTTAAGTTCATCTCTTTGTTCTAGCTTTTCAATCAGCGAACTAATTGAATTTTTACTTTTGTAACCCATTTCATTAGCCATTTCTAAAAATGTTGGCATATATCCATGTTTTGTACTATAATTTTTAATATATTGCAATAGTCTGAGCATTTTAGGTGTCATTGGTCTTTTACCTCTTTTCTTCATTTTTAACCAACCTTCTTAATAGTTCTGCATAGCCATTGATGTCATCAAAGCTATCTTTTTTATAATTTTCTGATTGCATAACTCTCCAAAGTTTTAAAAAAACCATAAAGATACCAAACATTTTTAAAGGTACTTTAACCTCACAATCATTATAAACTGATAAGTATTTTTCTAAAATTCCTGACATAACATAAGAGGTATGGTCAAATTCTCCGTAATCATCTTGCTTTTGTTTTAATAATCTTTCTATTTCGCTAATAAACTTAACATTATCTGACATAATTTCCTTCACTATCTTTGCAGTAATGAGCTACTACATTTTGATTTTTATATTTAGTTAGCATCCAAACTTGTCCATTTCCCTCTGTATAATCTGGGTTCTTAACATACTTAACATTTTTTTCAAACATTTCATCACAAGTGATGGGTAACAAAGAATATGCAAAAGGTATCTTTTCATATTTTAAATTACCCTCACCTGAGTATATAACTAAAATTAAAAAAACTACTTTCAACTAGAAAGGAATTTCTTTGCTTTGAGGTTTAGCTTGTTTAGGTCTAGGATCGTTTTTATAACCAGATAAAATATTACCTGATTCATTAATCCAACCAATTAAACCTTTATGTCCACCAGCTTCAGAGTAATTCATTTCGCCAGTAAATTTATCATCACCTTTGAATAAAACTCCTACTTGAGCAAACACTTTAACAAACTTAGTATTACCATCTCTTGATGCACCTTTGACACCAAGTATTGTACCCTTGTTGCCATTATCTAAATTTACATTTCCTGAGAAATCAATTTTGATGGCTTTTTCATTGTTGGCATCATAAGGAAATAATACCCAATCCTTTTGCTTACCACTACCATTGTCTGACATTCTGTCCTCCATTTTGTTTGATAGATTGTTGTTGTGATTCAAAGTCTTTTTCTATTGAATCATTTTGTTTCTTCCAATCGGAATACAAAGCTGTCAACTTGGTTTCTGTTGTTTGCTTTTTAATTGTATCTTTAATTGAAACTTGTTGAGTAGATCCCTTTTGATTGTTTAAGGCATTTACTAATTCTTCTGCACTAGCATATTCTGAACCTGATAGACCAAATGCTGCTAAACATCTTCCCAAAGAGCTTGAACTACAGTTCTCCATAGCACTTGTTTTATTTATGAAATTAGCATTTCTATGTTCTTCTGCATGACCAACAGCATAAATAGTATCAGAAATATATAGTTCGGTTTTAACGACAACTCTGTCATTATCATGGAATAGTATTTCTTCATTAAATCTAGCTTCAGGGAAATATTGCAAAAGGTGTCTGTGTCTTTCATTAACTGTAGAATATTTTTTACCTTTAATATCAACAGTTGGAATTTTATTGGCACTTGTTAAACATTCCTTTCTTCTTTCTTTGAACCCTCCCTTACTTTTTTCTTCTGTCGTCTGTGGCTTTAGTTTCATTTTTTCCTTTCATTTGTATCTTTTGGTTTTCTTTAATTTGGTCTATATCTTTCTGTGCTTTAGCTTCTAAATAACTTTGGTTTTTAGCAATCATTTGATCTTTTAACTTTAATAAATCTAACTCTTTTTTTAGTTTTGATATTTCATCATCTCTTGCATGAAGTTGTTCTATATGTTTCTTTTCATTATTCTCATAAGTTCTAATTTTAGTTTGCATCTTTGCAAGTTCCATCATTACAGTATCTGTCATTTTTTTCCTTTCATTACTTCTTCAAGTGTTAATTTATGAACAATAATATCCTGTACTGCCTGACCTACTATTGCTCCTATATCCATATTTAAGTTACCTAATAAATCTTTTCTTTGTTTAGCAGTTAAGATTATGTAATCATTAAACCAAATATCTAAACTTTTATTGAGCTGCGAAGGTGATAAATGATCTGCTGTAAATGTTCCACCTTCTTCTTTTTTAGTCCATTCTTTTCCAATTGTTTTCATAGATTCTATTTATTAATTAATACAAAAAGTGTCAATAAATTATACAAATTATATTCAATTTGAGAGTTTATCATTATCAAATATTACAGTTGCATTAAAACTAAATGAGATTCTTTCATCATCTTCATCTTCAGTTTTATATGGATAGACAACATGAGATAATGAGTTTGGAAATAATATCCAATCCCTAACCTCTGGCATAACTCTATAAGAATTATTATTAAACATATTTTCAGATCCCTCTATAAACTCTGTCTGACCTGAGAAATCATTATGTTCTTTTGCATTAGTTGTTGAAATCATTTTAGGTATTTGTAAATAACCAACGCAGCTTAAATGATAATTACCATGCACATATTCAGTATGAGTGTGAGTAGGTTGAAAATCGCCAGGTTTACTAATTACATACCAAGCTGAATTAATTAGAATAGATTTAATTTTATGGTCTATATGATTTTTGACATAAGTATTAATAATTGGATCAAAGAATTTTTGTTTCCATTTAAGCATAATTTCTGGTGATATTAAATACTCTGAATCTACATGACCTACTAACTTTTTAGACCAATCATGGTTCTTTTGTTTTTCTTTATCTTGTCTTATTTGTTTTAAATCATTTTGAAAGTCTTTCATTAGTTCTAATGGCATAACTGCTTTAGCAACTGTTGAGCCAAAAGGTTTAAATAATTTAAAATTTATTTTATCACTCATATTAAACACCACATAAGCCTTCACAAGCATTTTCAAACATATCTAATTGATTATCTTCTTTATTAAATTCTACCTCATCTAAAGGTTTACATGATCTATGAGTATAATTTTTCATATTCGGATCTTTACTTATATCTCTAATTTTTTTATCAAACTCAACTACATCTTTAAATTCATCTGGTTTATTTGTTTTTAAATCATGCCAATATTTATCGTCATGGAATGGACAACAAAGACAAGCAGACTTTTCTGGTGGTACTATGTTATTTTTTTTAAGATAATTAATACAATCTTGCCTTGACATATTAGCTTCAATTAAAGGATGTCTATTTAAAATGTAAGGATCTCTAGCTGGTTTCATTCTACCTATTTCATCTTTAGAAATACCTATCCATTGCTCAACATATTTATCTTTTGGAAAATGTTTACCTGGTTTAACACCACATAATTCTCTTATTTTTTTTTTAATTACTAAAATTTTATATTCTGAAGTACATTGCCTACGAATCATGCCTTTTTTACCTGTAATAGTATGTTGATTATAAAATGGAGCTACTACAAAATTAGTAGTACCTTTTGCAGCTAACATATCATCTTTAATATTTCCTTTTTGAACTCTAAAAACTGGATAAGGTAAAATAGTAGTTAAATAATTTAAGTAAGTCATAGTAGCTTTACTTTCATAACCAGGATCAGCAAATATTGCACAATCAACTGGTGGCAAATCACCTTTAGCAGCCATTATAGCCATAGTTGTTGATTGAACACCAACACCCAAACTTAAAACAACCATTTGTCTTAATCTATTTTTATCTATCATTTTCCTCCATTGGTTTAAGTTCTTTTAATTCTATTTTATATGCAGCAGGTCTATCTTGGTAGCCAAAATTTGATAGCTTTTCTGGTGGTAGATCATCATTATAAATAAATGAACCCATAATACTAAAATTAAAATCTTCGTTATTGTCTTTAATGATTAATATATAAGTACCTTTCTTTTCTCCAGGTCTTATTAGTAAAAAATTATATGATTTTTTTTCTTGGGTTCTTATTTCTATATTGTTTTGAAAGTCTGAGTCTGAATAAAATTGGTTATTATCTGAGTAAGAACCATTATAAAAGCTATTAGTTGCCTTTGCATAAGCAACCTCTCCTAGAGCTCCTAAGATCCCATCTGTTAGTTGTGATTTAATTCCTTTAGTGTAACCATAAGAAAAGGTTTTACCCATTCTAAGGTTGCCTATGTATCTTTTAGAGGCAATATTTAAGGCAAGTTCAACTTCGTTGGCTTCTAATTTAACTTTTATCATATTTATCCTTTCTTGCTTGATCTAATTGTTTAACTCTTTTTTCGTATTCTGCAATGCTTTCACCAGAAAAATATTTAAACCAACATTCTGCACAATAATCTTTACCTTTTTCAACTATATCGGCATTCATACCGCATTTAATACATTGCCTTACATCACCATACATATTCATTCAAAATATTTATTTCCTTTGTTGCAATAAATTTTTATATGATTAGTGGTATTATCCTTAAATTTTTTATTGCAAATCTTACAATTTTTAATCGGCTGCATAATTATTTATTAATTAAATAAACTGTCCACATTATAACTTCTAAGATGATAACGATTTCAAGCATAATATTTGATCCTTTGGTTTTAGGTTTTTAATTCTATTCCAAGTAACACCATTGACAGACCTAGATCCCTCAATGATGTTCTTGAAAGTTTGTATAGCCAATTTTTCTTTGTCTATCTTAGTTGAGAGTTTTATTTTTTCTTTCATTTATATTCTTTTTTAATTGGTCTAATTTCTTGCTCCAAAGCTCTTTCCAATCTTTAGGACAATTATTTTTCATGTGTTCTAGTTTCCTTATTCTTTTTATATCTTTTGATGCTATATTAAAATCATAGATTAAAGGCAA